TTTAATATTTTTATATATATATATATAGCGATGAATATGGATATGAATATGAATATGAGTGGTATAGAAAATATGAAACAAAATAAAAATACAAATAATGAAGATAATTCTATTAAGGTTGTAAATAATACAACAGGAAATCCAGGTGGTATTGTTATTAGTAATACTGCAAATACAAATAATGACACAACAAATGACACTGTTAGCGATGAATTAATTGTAAATGATCAATATGCGGATCAAAGTACTGATACAGGTAGTGGAATTTCGATGGATTTAGTAATTTTAGGAATAATATTTTTAGGAATTTACATGTATAATAATAAGAATAGAAAATTTTAAGGTATATAATTTTTAAATTATAATAATTATATATGAATAAAAAAGAACTATTAGAAACAGTAATGAAAATATGTACACCAGGAAAGGGTATTTTAGCAGCGGATGAAAGTACGGGAACAATTGGAAAAAGATTTTCTAGTATAAATGTAGAAAATAGTCATGAGAACAGATTAAAATATAGAGATTTATTATTTACAACTTCTGAATTAAATAAACATATTAGTGGAGTAATTACTTATGAAGAAACATTATTAGATAAAAAATCAGATGGTTCTCTTTTAATACAACCTCTTTTAGATAATGATATTGTTGTTGGTATTAAAGTTGATAAGGGAGTTAAGCCTTTATATGGGACAAATGGGGAAACTGTAACACAGGGTATGGATGATTTAGATATTAGATGTAAAAAATATTATGATGCAGGTGCTAGATTCGCAAAATGGAGAGCAGTATTAAAAATAGATGTAGAAAATAATCTACCTTCCGATTTATCAATTCATGAAAATGCAGTAACACTTGCTAGATATGCGTCAATTTGTCAAAATAATGGTTTAGTACCTATAGTTGAACCAGAAGTTTTAATGGATGGAAATCATTCAATTGAGATAGCATATGAAGTCGCAGTCAAAGTGCTAAGTTGTGTTTATAGAGAATTATTAAGACATAATGTGGATTTAGAATGTACTTTATTAAAACCAAATATGGTAAGGCCAGGTGTTTCATCCGGTGAATTAATGGATTGTAAAAAAATTGGAGAATTAACAATGAAAGCATTGCAACAAACAGTCCCAGCAAGTATGCCAGGTGTAGTATTTTTATCTGGGGGGATGTCAGAAGTTGAAGCAAGTATGGCTCTTAATGAGATTAATAAAACAGATGGTAAAAAACCATGGTATCTTACATTTTCATATGGAAGAGCCTTACAAGCGTCAGTATTAGATACATGGAAAGGATATGATAATAATATTGAAGCGGCTCAAAATATGTTAAAAGTGCGAGCGAAAGCAAATGGATTAGCTACATTAGGTAAATATACAAACGAGAAAGATTTAGGTAAATCATTACACGAGTCAAACTATGTATATTAGAAAAATTAGAAAATTAAAAAAAATTGAAAAATAAATTTATATATTAACAATTTATTAATATATATTGATAATAATAATCATATATTATGTTGAAAAACTTAACGTTAGTTATTCCTACTGAGCTAGATATATTAAATGATTGTGATTGCGTAGAACAAATTCTACCATCTCATGGCTACATGGTATACTGGAAAGCCCAGGATGGTTCTTTTAAGAAAACAAGTAAATTTACACCTGTTGGAGAGAGTATAATAAGATCTTTAAATAGAGAAATTAACATTTCTGAACATTTGAATGGAGTAAGTTCACCGTATATAAACATACCTAAATGGTATAAAACAAATACGGGAACTCCTGTTATTACACAGAAGTATTTAGAAGGTGGTGATCTATTTACATATTTATTAGACAATCCAAGTAAGAGATTGGAGATTGCCAGAATTTATCTTAAATGTATTCGAGAAATTCTTCCAGTTTTATATGAACAAAAAATTTATTTTGGAGACTTTTCATTGGAAAATTTTATGGTTGAGAAAGATGATGAAGGTAAATTGAAAAGAATAATACTAATTGATTTTGGACAAGCCGAAATTTATATGGATAACAAAATAACAACTTGGAAGCCACAAGATTACCAAAATGTTAGACAATACCTTATTCATCCAGATATATTTGGCACCTATGGAAAAGAAGAAATTATGTCAAATCAGGATAAATATGATCGTCTTTTTAAAAAAGATTTGTTTGTACTTGGAGTTATATTGTACATGATAATTACGGGAGAAGAATTATGGGATCCATATTTAACAGGTAAGAAATTTACTCCTGAAGAGAAAGTAAAAATTTTAACTGACTTTAGAAGTTTATCGGAAGAGTTAGTTACAAATAAAAAAATGTCAAATAGTGAAAGATTAATTTTGACAATTTTGCATAAATTATTGAATCCACGCCTAGATGAAATAATTTCTATTTCAGAACTGCTAGTTTTGATTGATCTTTTAAGTGAAATTAACACTAAAAAAAGGATGTTATTTAGTGAAGATGATATCTGTTCTAAATCTAAAAAACATCGGAAAATGTAAATTTTCTAAGATTTAAATAATTTTTTTTATATATATAAAAAAAATTATATTTATAATATAAATGAAATATGGTACATCAGGTTTTAGAGATAAAGCAGAGAATATAATAAATATATCCTATAAAATTGGAGAAGTTTTAGGTAATTTATCAATCTCACAAAATAAAAATTATGGAATAATGATAACTGCATCACATAATGAATTTAAAGATAATGGAGTAAAAATAGTAGATAATAATGGTTGTTTAATTAAAGAAAATGAAGAGAAAATAATTGAAGATTATATAAATAATTTAATTAAATTAAATAAAACATTTGAATTTATTTCACCTAAAAATATATATATTGGGAATGATACAAGAAGTAGTAGTAATATTATTAAAAATAAAATAATAGATGGTATAAGATCAATTTCGAAAATAATAAATATAATAGATTTAGGGAAAGTAACAACTCCACAACATCACTATTTAGTATATAATAAATCAATAAATTTGAATGATTATATAGATAAATATCAAAATATAAATAAATTTAAATTAGATTTTAGTAATTTAGTTATTGATTGTGCAAATGGGATAGGATATTATCCATTGGATAAGATAAAAATTTTAAATAAATTATCATATAAATTAATAAATACTTGTACTAGTACTTTTAATTTACTAAATCACGAGGCAGGAACTGATTATATAATATCAAATAATAGACTACCTTCTAATTTTATTTATAATAAATTAAGTTGTTCATTAGATGGAGATGCTGATAGATTTATATTTTATTATTATGATGATAAACTTAATATATTAGATGGTGACTATATAGCAATTTTATATGTAAAAATGATATCAAAACTATTAAAAAAATTTAAAAAGAAGTATTCATTTGGATATATTCATACTCCTTACACAAATAAAGCTATAATTAATTATATTAAAAGTTCAAATTCTAATATTAGTATTGAATGTACAGCAACAGGAGTTAAAAATTTACATCATAAAGCACTTGAATATGACGTATCGGTATATTTCGAATCAAATGGACACGGTACATTATTAGTAAATAATAATGATTTGCGAAATGATGTTGATTTTATAAAAATAGATAATTTAAATAATAAAATAGTTGGTGATGGAATAAGCGGAATATTTTGTGTATTATATTTTTTAAAAGAGTTAAAAATAGATTATAAAGATTGGTTTAATTTAGTTATAAAGAATAATAATATTTTGTATAAAAAAAATGTAAAAGATAGGTCAATATATAAAACAAATAAAAATGGTGATAGATTAATAGAACCAAAGATATTACAAGATAAACTTGATGATATAATGAATAAATATAATTGTTTTACATTTATTAGACCTTCAGGTACTGAAAATGTTTTAAGAATCTATATTGAATCGAACGATAATTTATACAATATTAGAAAGGAAATAGATGATTATTTGTAACAGAAATATTTAAAATCTTTTTCGTAATACTTATAAATTAACTTTTTAGTTTTTGGAATATAAAAATGATATATAACTTAAAGTATTATAAAGGTATTTAGATATATATTTATCAATAAATATAATGAATACTTTGAGTAGGGTTGAAAAATGGTTGGATACAAATACATTTCAATTGGAACAATTTAGAGATTTAGAGAATTTAGCAAAATTAAAAGCTGAGAAAGGTTATAGTGTTGCTGTTGTAATTCCAACTTTAGAAGAAGAAGAAACAGTTGGTAATGTATTAGGTTGTTTAACTAATAAATTGATTAAAGAAAATAACATTGTTGATGAAATGATTGTTATTGATGGGGGCTCAAAGGATAAAACAAAAGAAATTTGCACATTATTTGGTGATAACGTAAAATTTTATGAACAATCTAAAATTTTAAGTGAAGTATGTAACTATAATGGTAAAGGTGAAGCTTTATGGAAGGCTTTATATGTTACAAAGAGTGACATTGTCATTTATATTGATAGTGATATTAAAAACTTTGATGAAAGATTTGTAACTGGTATTTTAGGACCGATTCTAATTAATGATAGCATTAAATTTGTAAAGGGGTATTACAAAAGACCATATATTGCATCTGAAGGAATGAAGTCAAATGAAGGTGGTCGTGTTACAGAATTATGTGCTAGACCGCTATTAAATATTCTTTATCCAGAATTAAGTGGATTTATTCAACCATTAGGTGGTGAATATGGTGGCTTTAGAAGTGTATTAGAGAACATTGAGTATACATCAGGATATGGCGTTGAAGTACAATCATTGATTGAAATTCTAGAGAAGTTTGGATTGGATTGTATAGCTCAAAGTAATTTAATTGAAAGAGTACATAGACATCAGCCAATTAATTCACTTTCAAAAATGAGTTCAGCAATTATGCAAACTATTTTAAGGCGTCATATTGAAGGAGATAAAATTAATAGTTCTATTTTAATTAAAAATTTGATGAAAGAAAATAGTTCATTTGTAAAATCCAGATCAGAAGACCTATTACATTGTAATTGTGCTGGGGAATCAATTACAAATGATAACTTTAAATATGTAGAAATTAAAGAACATATTTTACCATGTATGATAAATTTGAGAACGTGTATTGATAATGGTATTCAAACATCGTCTACTAACTAAATAATAATAAGTAATATAAACATATATTATTTATTATTATTAAATTTAATAATAAATGAATAAAATAACAGTAAATTTAATTCGACATGGACAGACATCATATAATGTATTAGGGAAGATACAAGGATCGTCAGATATTAAATTAACTCAAGAAGGTATAAACCAAGCTTATGATTGTAAAATAGATAATTTAGATTATGATATTGCATTTTCAAGTTCATTGATTCGGGCGAGAGAAACATTAAAAATTATTACTGGAAATTTAAGTAAAACTCCAAAAATAGAAGTTAATGATATGATAATTGAAAGAGGATATGGTAAATTTGAAGGATTAACTGAAGAGGATATTTTTGAGAAATATCCAGAAATGTATAAAAAATGGAAATATGACGAAAATACATTAATTGAAGATGCTGAAACGATTGATAATGTAATAGATCGAATAAAACAGTTTTTGAATTTAATAGTAAAAAATAAATTCAAAAATGTGTTAGTAGTTACGCATTCTGGAGTGTTATTTGCATTATATAAATTTATTACTAAATCTAATTTAGGAGATAGGCCATCAAATATAAAATTTCCAAATTGTTGTTCAAATAATTTAAATGTATATTATGAAAATAATTTAATTAAGTGTTTAGAGTTGAATATCGGACAACATACATATAAGTATAGCTGCAGTCCAACTGAAGCTATTATCTCCACAACCAGCAGTTAATTTATTTTCTGTATCATTCGAATCAAAATATTCGTAATATCCAATTTCTTTAATTTTTTTTATACAGTTTTCCTTAATTTTATTAGAAAGATCTAAATAGTTATATTTTTCTAGTCCATTTATAATTAACCACGATAAATTAATCCACATAGGACCTCTCCAATAGTTTATTGAATTATAAGAATTATGTTTTCGATCCAATGAAGATATATTATAATTATTTGATTGTATATCTATAAAATTATTTTCTAAAGTTTTTTTTATAGTTTCATATTTATTACACACTAAAATAGATGATAATCCACTAATTGTTTTAATTTCAATTAATTTATTTTCTTTTAAATCAAAATCATAATAAAAATCATTTTTAAAAAACTTATTTTCAAATGATAATTTTGTTTTATTTATCCAATGATTAATTAATAAAATATCATTTTTATAATCTAAAATTTTTGCAATTTCTAATAATGCATAATTTGAATTTAATAATAATGAATTGAATAATACGTCTTGAATTATAAATTCAGATTTTTTATAAATTAATTGTTCATTAAATTTACATTCTTTAAACAATTCAATTAAATTTAAATATCTTTCATATGTTATATCTGTTGGTCTTTCTTCAGCATTAACTTTTTTATTATCAGTCCTTAACTTTGAATATTTATATTCAGATTCAGATATTTTAATTCTATTTAATGACTCATCCCAAATTGGACTATTATCCATTCCAGATTCCCAAGGATGTCTAATGTAGACAAGACCTTCATCATGTATGTCTCTTTCATTATAAAGGTATTTATGCCATTTTAATAATTTAGGATAAATTTTAATTAGAAAATCTTTATTATTAGAATATTCAAATAATTTTAGACATGCTGAAGCATGTAATGGAGGTTGAACAATACCTGTCGTAGTAATATTTTTAGTTAAATGGTTAGCAGTTACATCGAGTTCCCAAATAGCCGGTCCTGGAAAATATGTATTATTTTCTAAATTATGGAAAACGATAGATGGCACTAATCCATTTAACCATTGATAATTAAATAACGAATACATTTCGTTTTCGGCTTTTTCAAATTCTTTAGTAATACAATATCCATATATTATCCATGCACTATCCCAACTCCATTGGTGTGGATATAAATTGTTAGAAGGGATAGTATAATTTTGTCTATTATTATTATTTAGTAAATTTTTTGCATTTATAATATCATCAGTCATAATAATAAAAATATAAAAATAGATAAATGGTATAAAATATCTAAGTTAGATATATGAATATATTTCTATTAATTGTTTTAATTATAACTATTATTTTAAAATATTTAGAAACAGATATAACGCATAAATTAATTGAACCTCATTCACGCGATATCTATTATTTTAAAAATTTTTATCCTAATAAATTAAAAAATAAAATTAAAAAAATAGTTTTTGAAAATAAAGAAGAAAAACATCGAATGAATACTTATATTAGAAATGGTTCATCTATTTCACATCATCAAATGTTTGATACAGAATATGAAGATATTATAGATATTTTTAGAGATGCGAGAACATTAAATATTATAAAAAAAAAAACAGGAATGAATCTACAAATTATTCCTAGAACAGATCCAAGTCATTTAAGTATATTATTTTATGAAGATAAAGGAGATGGTATAGCATGGCATAAAGATAATGATATGTATGAAGGTACAAAGTGGACATGTATATATACAATTGTAAATGATGGTTTTAATAATGGGAAATCACATGCGACATTCAAGCATAAGAAGAATAATAAGGAATATTCAATAGATACAGAGTCAAATTCATTATTAATTTTTAAAGGTAGTAAAATTGAACATATGATAAAAAATATAAAAGCAAATGAAAAAAGAATAGTTGTATCGTTTGTTTTATGTGATGTATGTACTATGAAGCAAAATTTAGTAAATTATTTTTACAGTAAAATAATAAATTTATCATTTTATGGTAAATTGAATTAAATTTTAATTTTTTTGTATTTTATATTTATTATTTGTAAATATTTTTCAACAATCATTGTATTACAAATATTTACATCAGCTAATTTACTTATTTCAATTAAAGTATTTCTTCTATTTTCATAATTAATATTTGCATCATTATCATCCCAATATACAAATTTTGGTCCTTTATGATTTTTTATTAAATCTATATCAAATTGTCTATAAACTCCATAAAATAAAACAGATTGATTATTATTATTTTTTAAATTATCATAATCATATTTATCTAAATTATATTTATCTAAATTAATTTTTAAGGCAGAAGATACATGATATTTATTAATTTTATAGAAATTAATAAAATCTATACCAGATTCTGATTGTTTAAAATTATAATTAATAAATTTTTCAATACGACGGAATCTTTTAATTACTTTATTTTCAATATCTTCCATTAAAATTTCTTTTAATTCCATTATATCTTGTTTTAACTCTTCATTTTCTTTTTTTAAAAAACTATTTTCTTTTATAATTTTATTATTATCTTTAGATAGTTTATCGGCTTTATCTTCTAATAAAAAATTATCAATGTTATTTTTACTTATATTATCTGACTTGATTAATTTACTTTCTTCAAATCCAATATCATTCAATTCATTTTTTGTTATTTCAATATTTTTCATATTATTTAATGCACTCTCGAATGTTTCATTTTCATTTTCATTTTCATTTTCATTAATTGAATCGTCTAATGATTCATTTCCATCACTAAATTTAATTAATTTTTTTATTTTACTTCTTTCTTTATTAACAATATTCTGTATTACTTTATCAATTGATATATCTATATTATTCTTATATGAATCATAGTTTTTAAATAATTCTTGAAAATTAATAGAGGATGAAGCATCATTGATTTTAATAAAATCTCTATTAATATAACTAATTAATTGTACTCTAGTTAATGCTTCAGTTAAAATTTCATGTAATAACATAACAGCTTCAATTTTACTAGTTTCAAAAGTATTACTAAATTCAGATTCTGCATTAAAATATTTTTTTAATATCGGAAAATTGACATTAATTTTTAAAACAATTTTCTGTCCTGATTGATAAATTTCATATTTTCTATTTTGTGTTGATTGAATAAATTTAATAATAAACATATTATCTTTCTTTAGATGCTGATAATTTTGTGACTCAAATTCATTTTCTGTCTTTTCATTATCCTTACCTTCTACTTTATTAAAATGAAAAATTTTCTTTTCGACTGTTTCTACATTTTTCATTATTGACTTGTCAAATTCTTTATAAAGTTTTGCATCTGCTTTTTCTTCAGTTGGTGCATTTCCTTCATCTCCTACACCAATTATGTCAAATAATTTTGACATTGGGTCTTGATAGGGTAAACCTTTTTTTTTATCTAAATTAGGTTCTAAATTAACTCTTTTAGTTTTATTTAAATCTTGTAAAAAATTTTTTTCGACAGTTACATATTTTCCTCTATCTGACTCTATTCCTCTTATTAAGTTACTATTTTTATTTTCAACAAATTTCATAAGATCATTAGATTCCATAAATTTATCACCTGTAACATTTAATTTATTTATAATATCCATTAATTCATTATTAAAAAATACATATTCATTGTCATCATCTACTTCTAACTCTTGTAAAATTAAATCTAATCTATCATTTGGAATTTTAATTAATTCTTTTAAAAATGGATGATCATAATTTAATCCACCAACTCTTGATGGATCTAAAATTGGAAATGGATTTAATTTAGTAGGACCTATTTTATCATATTCAATTAATAATTTATTTATGTAATCACTATGAATAACTCCAAATAGAGTTTTCATATGAGGGTTAAATTTAAATTGAGGATTAACTGTTGTAATATCATGAATAACTTTATTACTTGTTACTAAAAATCCCCAATCACAATATTTCATATTTGAATTATCACATAATTGATTATCCGTTTTAGAAATTGTAAAAAAAGCTTCCGCATCTGGATATGATGGTAATTTATATGTTAAGTATAATAATACATGACCTTTTGGGAATGAATATTTAAATGAAAATTCATTATAATTAAATTCATGTTGATTACTATTTTCAAAAGTTATATAACAATTGCAATTTTTATTATTTAATATATTTCTTAGAGATATATGTCTCGAAAATATTTCTAACATGTCTTTCGGTTGTGGAATTGTTACTCCTTCATTTAACTCAATTTTTACGGATAATCCATTCTTAAATATACCTAACATCTTTCTTATTTCTTTTGTAACTGGTTTATCACTAATTTGTAATTCTCCTTTAGCATTTTTATCTAATAATAATTTAGAATATTTATCATCTTTAATACTCTCAAAATATACATCTCCAAGTGAACTTATATCTTTTGCACCTCTTGAGAAAAATCCTCTATTATTTTCTTGACTTGTATAATTACCTACTTGTAAAAAACATTTTTTCATATTTTCACTATTTAATCCTAACGCTTGATCGGTTACTTTTAATATTCCATTGTAATTTAGATCTATATTTATTTTTTTTTTAGACATTTTTCCTTTATCATATGCATCATCAGAATTTGTAACTAATTCTACTATTGCGTCAATAATATGATTAACTGCTGATCCACGTATAAATTTATATGCTCTTTCATTAAATTGAATAAATTCTTTATTTGTCATTATAATAAAATAATATTATTTTATTATAATTATTAAAAAATTAATATAGCGCAAAAAGTAAAGGTCCTTCTCCTGAATCATCAAATTTTGATATCCATTCAAAATAGTGTTTTCTAAATTGATTATTTTTCTTCCATTCTTTACATAATTTATTTATTGTATCAACATCTACTGGATTAGATATTTTAAATCCAAAAAATAAATTTTCATTTTTGTCTATATATATATTGTATAATCCATCTGATTCTAATTCTAACCAATCATTTATAATAAAAACATAGTCAAATAAAGGCCTATCTAATGAAACCTTCTCTTTAATAGATACATTTTTATAGTCATCATGATTTTTTTTTAAATAATTAAAATACCTCTTAAATTCCGTTATATATTTTGAATCTTTATCTATTATTAGATCATAAAAGAAACTTTTTTCGATTGGTTCTCCGAACAGTATTTTAGGATTATCCATATAATATATTTTTTTTTATTAAAATTTAATGGTTAAAAAATAATATTCTATATGATTTTTTATTTCGATTACAACTATTTTATGTTCATTTCCTTGTTATTTAGTATAAAAAAATATAATGAACATCTTACACCATCTTTTATATTTTTAATATTTAGTAATATATCATTAATTTTTATATCTTTTAAATTTATAATAATCCACAATCAACAATTGTAACATCAGTTAATGGTTTATCATTATTATCAGTATTCTGATTTTCTATAAATTCAACCAAGTCCATACCTTTAACTACTTTACCAAAAACAACATGTTTATTATCTAGCCAATCAGTTTTAGCAGTTGAAATAAAGAACTGACTACCGTTTGTATCTGGACCACTATTAGCCATAGATATAGTTCCTTTATCATGTTTTAATACAAAATTTTCATCAGGGAATACATTTCCATAAATTGATACACCCCCTGTACCGTCATGATTTGTAAAATCACCACCTTGAATCATAAAATCTTTTATAACTCTATGGAATTTACTACCAACATATGCCTTTTTTTCACATAAAACAGAAAAATTATTACATGTTTTGGGAACTACATCTTTATTTAAACTTAATAGCACTCTACCACGATTGCCATTGTAATCTAGATCTAAAAAAACAATATTACCTGTATTTGAATCTTCATTTGATGGTTCATCTGATAAATTAAATAAATTTTCAATATCATCAGAATGAATATCTTCAGTATCTTGATTATCCGAATCTTTTAGTTCTTCATTAATTTTTTCAGATTCTGAATTATTTGAATATTTTTCTAAAGTATTTATTTTTTCATTAGATTCAGGACTTATCATAACAAATTTATAAAAAATAAAACTAACTATTATAACAATAATTGTAATAATTAAACCTTTATTCATTAATTATTTGAATAAATATATTTTTATAAAAAAACCTAATTTAAAATTATTTTATTTACCATTTTTGTATGTTCATCCCTCTTAATATTTTCAGGATAAATCATTACAATACCATAATCCCATGTTTGAGATTTTTTTAAATCATCTATTATAGCATTTGTACCATAATATAAATGACTAATTACACTATTATCTTGAAAATTATGTCCTAGTGTACAACATTCAATTCCATTAATAATCATAATATGATTATTTTCTAATACAAAATTATAAATTGCTGAACAATGACGAGTATTCATTTCACCACAATCAATTGGAAACTTCCAAATATTAGATATTCTAATTGGATGATATGGTGAAACTACTAAACCACTATCTCTAACTGTTACCATTTGAGAAGTTGAATTTGTACAAATAGTTTTAGTAACACATATAACTTTTGTAAGACCTTGAGGAGTTTTAACAACATCATTTTTGCGAATATCTTTCACTTTCTTTAATGAATTGTCAAACATTAATACATCGCAATTTTTATCAAAACAAGGACCACTTGAATTATTAAATACAGACATAGTAGCAGGCGTTGAACCAGACGATCTCATTCCATAAGAACCTTTGTATGATGCTGGTTGTGGTGGTGGTAAATCACAAAAAACGCCATCCGCCTTATCTCTAATAGTATTAAATAGTTTACCTCCATATCTTTGAACTCCCGGATCTTTGAAATTATTACATTGCTGTAATTGATGAGCTTGTAATAATGATGGCAAATAATCTTTACCCCATTTGTGGAAAGCTATAATACTATCTAATGCTTCTAAAACTTGTCCTTCTAGATCTGTTTTTAGATTTACAATATACTCATCAGTTTCATTGCATAAGAGATCAATAAGTATTTGTACTTTACTAGAAGCTATCGCTAAAGTATTTTCGCGTAATACTGATTTAGACAATGATGGTAATATTTCATATATAAGTGAAACAAGCTTTTGTCTAAAGTAATTTCTCTTAATTAAAATATCATCAGATACTTGTTGAATTGCTGAACATCCCACTTGATAGAATTCAGGTTTATTTACATCTCTGTAAGATAGTGAAAATTTAACTGAGCGTAATTGATCAGGTGTAAGATTTTTTATGGGAATAATAATATCCTTACTTTGTCCATAACGAACTGAACCAAGATCTATATCTAAACCCCACGATGTTTTATTCATTTTAAGGGGGATATCAATTTCAGATTTATTTATTGATTCATCTAATTCAATTTGTAATTTAACAGAATTAAATTTGGTAGTTAGAAAATTTGCAAGAGAATGAACAAAAATTGTTCCAACAAATCCACTATCAGGAATAAAATTAAAACTTCCGTTTCCTTCTTTTGCAATATCAACCATTAAAGAACTATCAGCTGAATAACCAAATGCAAAAGTATTAATATTACAACTCATTGACCGATGATCATCTATATATCTAGATAACATTGGAATGTGGCCACGAGGTGGAATAATATTGGGTTGGCCATCTGTTAATAAAAATATAGTAGTATTTTTATTTTCAACATCTGAAATACATTCAAGACCTTTGTGAAGACCGTCCCATAAGTTAGTTTGACCATTTGGTGAAAGTGAATCAACAAGTTTTATTGCTTTATCTTTACCTTCAATCGTCATTTGACATTTTTCTAAAATAATATCTGCACTACTACTGTATGCAACAACTGATAAAGAATCATAAGATTCCATAACATTAATAATTGTTTTAGTAGCATGTTTAACTAAATCTAATATGTCAATATTAAATGTTTCTGATGATCCGGACTCATCTTTAATTGAAACATTTGTTCCCATTGATCCAGATGTATCAATAATGATACAAATTTCAGCCGGGTCCCTATTAACTCCATTTGGTGGATTAATAGAGACTAAAAGTTCACTTCCATTATATTTACTTGTAATTTTCAATGATGTATCTTCATTTGAAATTTTTGTTGTTGTAACTTGGGAACCCAACATTTTAGTAAGTTGTTCAATTGAATCTTTCAAAGCTCTATTTGGAGAAAGCATATCAATTGTAAGTGATTGATTAGTTGTTGGACATTTGTTGTTATTTTCCAACCATTTTAATATATGAGATTTCTCATAACTAACACCCATGTTAGTAATAACTGGGTCTACCATCAATAGATGGGATATCGGGCATATGAAACTTTCAGGAATATCCATTGTGTACAATTTATTATTTAGATTAAATGTAGTAGGATATTATATTTTCAAATTTTTATAAATTAATAGGATTTATGAGCCATTTGTTTATAAATAAATTTACGATCTTGATCTAGATATTTAAGTTTATGATAGAGTACAAATATTATAAATAATATAACACAAACGTTTAGAAGTAAAAAGTATGAATATGTGTCGTATTCCATATATAATAATAACTAAAATTTATATTGTGAATCAATAAAATAGTTTTTATAATTAATAATATTACCTTCATCAATTGTAGGAATTTCATAATTTTTATAAAAAATATTATATACCACATCAGGTATAAGTTTTACATTTGATGTTTGTGTTCTATACATATTTAAATATTTTACGACATCTTTTGGGATGTTGATATTAATTAAATATTTATTATAGTTATATTTAGATGCCAAGTCTAAAAATTCTTTTCTAGTATCTTTTTTAGAATTTGTATTATCAATAATTACATTATGGTTTTTTTTAAAATATTGTATTGTCTTATCTAAACATTTCTTTTTTGATTTTAAAGTATCTTGATTAATAATTTTATAATTATTAAATTTTGATTTACTAAGAAAGCTTTTACCGCTAGCAGGTGGACCCACTAATAAAATTATATTTTTATCAGTTGGTATTTCGAAAGAATCTTTTGAATAAGATTTTAAATTTAAATTAATTGAAGTATGTTCTTCATCAATTTTGTTAAAGAATATTTCTGGAGTAAAAAATTTTAATTTAATATTATATGCAAAATTAATATCATCAGAAGAATGATCTTTTCTTTTTTTATAAATCCTACCTGCTGCATCGCCAACATAAAAAGAGTTATTATAATCTACAATAATGTTTGATTTTTCTAGAAAGAAATCAAACATTCCAGTCATTGGCTTTCTAAATTTATCGTCAGTTGTAGAAATTATAAAATTAATAGGGATATTTAATTTTTTTTGAATATTGTTTAGTTTTTCGTTTAATTGCTCAATAGTAATTTTGTTTTTACTTATACCTTTTTGGTTAGTAAAAATAATAATAGAGTATTTATTTTTAACTAAAGCTTTAAGATAAGTTGGAACATTATCAAATAAAATTTCCCAATCATTGTGATTTATAGGAAATTTTTTTCCAGATTTGGGTTTAATTAATGTGTAATCAAGATCAAAACATGCGATAGATTGTGATTCTTTATATTTAAAATTTTCTAAATAATAATAAATTGATTTATAATTTAGAAAATTCATTTATATCTTAATTAGGTCTTATAAAATATATAGAATTAATTAAATATATAAATTATTTAAATCAATTTTATATATATGACGCAGTTAAAAGTATTTTCATTAGAAGGATGTTATTTTTCTCAAAGTGCAGAAGAACTTTTAAATAATAATAACATTAATTATTGTTTAAAAAAAGTAACACAAAATGAAAAACAAGCTATTAAAGATGTTAATAAAATGAATACATTTCCACAGGTTTTTTTAGAAACTTCAAAAAAAGATATAAAAGTCGGTGGTTTTACAGAACTAAAAAGTTTAAGTGAATTAGTTAATAAAAAAGATAATTTTGATAATATTTTTAATGAAATTTCTAATCAAATAGAATTTAATGATAATAAAAAAAATGTATTAAGATTAATTAATATTTTACGTAAGAAATAATTTATTACCTATATTTTTAATAATAAATTATATTATATTATAATGGTAAAAGTTTTATTAGCTAGTAAAAGTAAAATTAAAGAAAATGCTCTAAAAAAATGGTTTAGACTGCATCTAAAAGGTTATGAATTAGAACTTTCAACAATGGATGTAAATGACTCATTATTACCTCCTCAACCAATGAATTCAGGCGGTATGTTTTCATGTACTGATAGAATATCTTTTGTAGAGAGGAATATGGGAGAAGAAATATATGATTATATAGTATCAATTGAGAATTCTTTGAAAGTAGTTAATAATGAAATTATTGATCATGTAAATATTTGTGTTAAGAATTGTTCAATTGATGCTAAATTATTTGAAGAAGGTCAAGATATATGTATAAATTATAATATTTTAGATAAATATCCATTATTTATAAAAGTTGTTGAAGATTTATATAAAAATTATGAAGAAACAAATAAAAAATATATTTATGATGGATGTGAATTAACTTTAGGACAAATTATAAATAATTATTATCCTGATATTCCAAAAAATAACTGGATGAAGTATTTATTTAATAAAGATAGAGAAACACAAATTTATAAAGTTTTAAATAAATGTACTGAACAGTTAAGAGCAGAATTATATGATTTATAAATTTAATAAAAGTTGCTTGATAAAATTTAAAAAATATTATTAATATTTTTTAGATATATCTAAAAAATATTATTATATATAATGTCTAGTAAATTAAAAAAAAAAATTATTAATGACTTAATTGAAGCACTATTTTGTTTTGATACATTTACTTATCCAATTTCATCTGAATATCCTGATGTACATATTGTTAATAAAGTAAAAGTGATAGAAGATGAAATTAAGAAATTAAAAAAAAAAATAAAAAATTTATATGGATTTGATACTTTTATTCCAATTATTCCAAAAAAAGGAAGTGAAGTTTATGAATGTCAATATAAACAAATTTATGGCAATATTACAAAATTATCAGAAATTATTTATTATATCAAAGAATTAAATTTAAATTTAGATATTAAAGTATTAGAAGTAATTTTAGAAAGAGAAATAGAAGCTGATATGGAAATAGATGAAGATGATATAAAAAAATTTAATGAAAAAATGAATTTATTTGATTATTTGATGATTAAAAAGCAAAGAGAAAGTTATATAAAAGAATTAGGAGAAAGACAAAAACAAATACAATTAATGTATAATAAAATTAATTCCAAAAGAGATTATATTAATGAATTAAAAAATAAACCATCCTATGGTTTATTATCAAGTTTAGATGGTGTAAATAAAGTACTAAGGGATCAATTTGAGAAAAAAATAACAATTTTTATAATAACATTTAAAAATGATTTGAAAAAGATAAAATTAAGTAAAGAAATGTTGGAAGTTATTAAAAGTAATTTTAAATGGGATAAATTCGGTAATATTTATATAGAGAAAATATTAGATTTTATTTGTATTATATTAAAAGATGAATTAATAAAATTAAATAACGATAAATTAGGTAGATTAGTTAAAAAATTAAATAGAATGAAAGATGTAATTATAAAATTAATCAATGAGTAATTCTTTATAGAAGTTGTTAATGTTACTGTCAGGAGAAAATTTTCTATAAAAAAATGCAGTAGATTTTTTTATTTCATTTAATTCATCAGAACTTAATTTTGTATACGTTTTTGGATGGCTACCTAAATTACTTTTTTTTATACGTAAATTTAAAATTTTTTTATCATAAATATTAGTATTTTGAGTATCTTTTAAATTATAATAATATTTAATTTTATTAGATATTTCTTGTATTTCATTTAAATTAAAAGTCCAGTTAGCATAAGTTATTTCAACATTTTTAATATTATCACTTGGATATATTAATGATAAAATATATTCATCTCCTGCAACAATATTTTGAAATTTATTGACATCTTTATTAATAATTAATTTTTTTACATGGTGTCTAGATAAACACCACCATCCAGAGTGTTTAATTAAATTATTTGATTTAATTATATTATTTTTATTATGATATTGTTGAAATGATTTAATATTTATTTTACTCAAATTTAAATATGATGTATTTATAGGATCATTAGATAACATATTGTAAAATTTATTAAATGATTTAATAGGCAAGCAACTTTCAGAAACGATAATAAATTTAATATTATCTTTATCATCTAAAGCAGTTTTTAATAAATTAATTATGGCATTAGTAAAATGTCCCCATTTAGTTTCTTTTAAATTTTTTATAATATTTTTTTTAAGCCATGGTGTTCTAACATTATCGGGATTTTTTGGATGACAATAAATAGATATTTTATCCCAATTGTTTTTAAAGTAATAATCCCATATTTCTGGAAAATTAATATCGCTAATTGTTAAAAATAAAAATGCAACCTTCATTAATATATATAAATATAATTTATATATATTAATTCAAGTAACAAATAATATTGTTTTTTTAATCAGTAGTGGTATATGCTGTATTTTTTTTTCACCTAAATTAAGTTAACAATTTTTTTTTTAATATTTATTATAAAATTTTC